GGTCATCGAAGTTTGTTGGCTGATCCGAGGGGTGATGATATTAAAGATAAAGTGAATGCCATCAAGAAGCGTCAAAAGTTTCGTCCCTTCGCACCAGCAATTTTAGCTGAACATGCTCATGAATACTTTCATATGCCAACAACAGAAAGTCCATATATGCAATACACAGCCGTGTGTAAACATCCCCTAGAATTCCCGGCTATTATACATGCAGACGGTACATCTAGGGTTCAGACAGTTTCTAAGTCCGATTCTCCGGATTTTTATAATTTTCTAAAACAATGGTATCAAGAAACTGGGTGTCCTATGATTTTAAATACCAGTTTAAATATCAAAGGAAAACCTATGGTAAACACAGTAGATGATGCTAAGAAATTTGAAGATACATATAATGTTAAGGTCGTATGAGATATAAGATTCCCTTTTTGTTTGATTATGTGTTTCCAAATGGTTATATTCCTAATGCGTCTATACCAGAAACCACTTTAATTAATTATATAAACTCTTTTAACTCTAAATACCCGGCAGGGTCTACTTTTCTAGAGGCTAGTCCTGAAACATTTAATAAAATATTTGATGGTAACATAGGTGGTACTACAAATTCATTGTCACAATTTTTTTATAATGCAAGTTGTTATGATAACTTTATAGAAGCGTATGAAGATTCTATTTTTTATGGATCCCAAAAAAGTAGAAAATTCATTTACCCCATGAAACCCAATCCAAACTTATTGACTTTTTTTGGAGACGGAATATATGGTGGAAAGCCTAAACAAAACGGTAATTATTTTTGGAAATATATACCAGAGATAACTATGGATAAAATCGTGAACGGGCAAGGAGTGATTCTAATTGATTATACCATGGAACCCAACATATCCAAAGAACAATATGATGTTATACATAAGACATTAAGTTACATTAATATTCCAAAAGAAAATATCATTATAGTAATAAACAGCTTGAATGCAAAGGAATTGTATGAGACATGGTTTTCTGAGAACGAAAGAAAACTTACTATTTTAAATTTACCTTTTTGTCTGGATCATTCTTCATGGTTTTACACAACAGAAATAAAAAACAATACCGGTAGGTGCATGGATATACATAAATTTTTAGATAGCAAATCACACAAAAGATCCAATTACTTTCTAATGAAGTCTAAGCAACCAAGACATCATAGGATGTTTATGTTATATAATTTGGAAAAGAATAATGTTTTGGGTTATGGAAACTGGTCTTATTTGGGGAATCATATAGGAATACCTGAACATTATGGAATATCGGATATAGATGAGAATATTCTTTCAGAAATTAGAAAAAAAATCCCACACAATTTGAAGGAAGAATCGGTAAATAGCAATACGCGTATAGATGGTTGGTCAGATAAAGACTATTCTACCTATATAAATTCATACTTTGAAATATGTTTAGAAACTTTAGGTGAAGGTGAATATCTATCTTTCACCGAGAAGGTTTTTAAACCACTTATCAACTTTCAACCGTTTTTTCTAGTTAGTAGTTGTGGTTCTTTGTCTAAGCTCAGAGAACTAGGATTTAAAACATTTTCTCCATTCATTGATGAATCCTATGATAATGAAACCAATACATTCAAACGCACAGAAATGATAGCGAATGAAGTGAAACGTTTATGTAACATGAGCCAAGAAGAAATACATACTTGGTACTGGAATATGCAGGATATTTTAGTACACAATCATAATCATTTATTAAATGTCCACAAAATGCCGCTTGGTACGAGTGCCATAAAATTTTTATATGACATTACCAACTAATATTTTATCAGATGATATTTGCATATTTCCTGATTATGCCGGAAAAATATTACCTACACTAGCTTCAGATAATATAAATGATGGTTCTATTTCATACCAATTCAATGAGCACGGGTATCGTTCACTGTCCTTCACGAAAAAATCTTCATTTAATATTTTAACGTTGGGATGTTCTTGGACGATGGGGATAGGAGTGCAAGAACAACAGTCTTGGCCATCATTAGTAAGCAATAGATTCCAAAACGCAACAGTTTTTAACTATGGTATGTACGGAGTATCAGTTTCTTTTATAGCAAAGAATTTTTATAAGATATTATGTTCTGGAATGATTCCAAACGTGTGTTTGATAATGTGGCCAGGATTTAGTCGGCGAGATTATATAAACAAAGAAGGACAATTCAGAAAGATAGGTGGTTTCAGAAAAGCGCACGCAACTGATCCGGTATGGAAAAATCACCCAGAAGATTTAATGTATTTAGAGTTACAAAATGATTATCAAGATATAATGAAGTTTTGGGAAGCATATAAATTTGTTGAAGTCACTTCTAAATTATACAATGTTCCAGTTTTTCATACTGTTGCTGGATACTATTATGAAATATTTAAACAGAATGATGATTTAATAAAAAACTTCATTGATAACAGTACCTTCTTCCGCCCGTTTAGTTGTTATAAAAATGATAAGAAAGGAAGAGATAAACAGCATCCAGGACCTATGTGGCATCAAAAATTTGCTAATAACTTTTTAACATTTATTGAGGATTACAATGAAACAAAGAAAATATTTACCAACATTAAGTGAATTGATAGACCGTTTAAGTATCGTGCAATTAAAGGAAGTTTTTATACCTGAGCACAAAAAAGAATACTCATTAGAAATACAAGATATTTTACATGATGTTCAGTTATTCCTAGACGAGAATCCTACCCTTAAAGTTGATGCAGAAACAATACGTGCTATTATAGTTTTAGCTCAAATGAATTTGCATATTTGGCACAATGAATCTAATGTGCGTAAAGGAATAAAAGATGGTAATAGTTTAGAATTAACACATGGATTGAACGGTATTCGCAACACCGCTAAAAATAAAATACAAGAAATAGCAGGTGGTCGTAAAGATTATAAAATAGATTGCTTAGCAGCCGATATGCATTCTTGGGAAGTTAGTTGGTAATTTACTTATAGTATAATTCAGGGTACTCTACTAAAACGTGTATACCACCTTTGCTAGCTATCTCATAAGATTCTAGGATATCACTAGGTTTCAACAAATCATGAAATTGGATGTTTTTACATAAACTTTTAAATTCATCCAAATAATTTCCTTTATGTTGATGACCGGGATCAAGCGGCTGGTCGCTACCCTTTCCGACCCTAATCAGAAGATTCGGGTTCCATGTATGATTACTCATTAATTTAATTTTATCTACATGGTTCACAAGTTGGTTTGTGGCGCAGATTAAAAAATCCCATCTAGGATAGAATGTAATAACTTTTCTGCCAGTCATAGCTATCCCCAAGCTTATACCCATTTGTGATTCTTCCATAACAGGTAATTCATGCATTAATTCTCTAGATACACCAGACAAGGTTGTACTCATTGGATTTCCATGATATAGTATTTGTTGGCCAACAAAAATAGTTTCCAACGATCCTAATAAAGTCATAGATTGTGTTAATGCGTCTTTATATGGTGTATATTGTGGTGTTGACATATAATATTACCTTCTTAAAAATTTTCTTCCTGATTGTATTTTACTTCTCCAATAATCCAACAAATCATCCATTGTTTTTTCAAATGTTATTTCCGGTATCCATCCGGTGTGATTTTTAAATTTTGTTGTATCTGGTATTTGTAAATTGGCATCTATAGGACGTAATCTTTCTGAGTCAATAATTATTTCAATATTTTTATGTGTGGATTTAGAAAGTAAATAAGAGAGCATATTTCCCACTGTGCAGGTATAATTTCCCCCTATATTGTAGTATTCACCTGGAGTTGGATTTATGGTTACCAACATATAATATGCTCGCACAGCGTCTCTTACATCTGCATATGTTCTCAAAGAATCTAAATTTCCTACATATATTTTTGGTTCTTGGATATTTGCTTCTATCATAGCAATTTGTTTTGCGAATGAAGATTCAGAAAATACATCTCCGCGTCTTGGACCTGTATGTGTGAACATTCTGGTAGTAATAACATTCATCCCGTAAGCTTCAGCATAATATCTACCCAATAAGTCTGTTCCTATTTTAGAAATAGCATAAGGCGATGCTGGATGAAATGAACATTCTTCATCTATAGGTAATTTATCTTTTGGCACTCTACCAAAAACTTCACTTGAGGCACATACATGCACTATACATTTACTATACTGTGATTGTTTTATTGCTTCTAGTAAATTTGCGGTACCTATTATATTAGTTTGCAAAGTTTCTAAGGGAGCAGAAAAACTTGTTAAGGGATAGGATTGTGCGGCTAAGTGAAAAATATAATCAGGTTTAGACACTTCAATGGCTTTTTGTACAGATGATAAATCATTTAAATCACCATAAATCAATTTCATTCGTGATGTTTCATTTATAACATCAGTCAAATGTTCTAGATTATCCAATGAATCGTTCCAACGACAAAACCCATATATTTTCCAGTCAGTGTTCTCTAACAAGAAATCAGTTAGATGAGAACCTACCATGCCCGTAATACCAGTTATTAGAACGTTACCCATTTTCCTGTCCCGTAGTGTGGCCATTGTTTTTCATACTGGTACCAAATTACATCTTCTGGTACATCTCGTTTCATACCATTCCAAGTTTGTTCAGTAGGTGTATTTGTAGACACACCATTATCTTCTACCACAAAAACTATCGGTAAATTATAGTTTTTAGCATACTTATGCATTTCATAAAAAATTCCAGTTTCAAACGCCATATCACCGATAAAACACCAAACTTTTTCATCTAAATTCTCACGTTTGATAGACATGGCCACACCAACTGCAATGGGTAGGATAGAACTAACTATAGCGGATGAGTAGAATTTTTCTTCTTTATTTACGATAGTAATAGACCTACCTTCCAATATTTCTGTACGTAACCAGTTCTTATCTACACCTTTTATTAATGCGTGGTAATGTGACCTCCAGGTAGAAAATACCCAATCTGTCTTTTTTATCCGTTTACCAATTTCTAAAAGTTGTGATTCATTACCACCACTTAAATGTATTGGGCCGCGAATTTTTCCTAGTTCCCAATCCTTAGCAATATCTTTTTCGAAATAAATTAAATCTGTTTCCGTTAAAGAAATACTAGAAACTATTGAGTAGTTTAAAATGTTTTTTATCATAATTAACCTGTTTTCTTAGAAGCTTTATGCACACCAAAAACTTTAAAAGGATGTATCTCACTCGGGTATATATTATTGCTAGTAAATAACTCACCCAAGCTAACATGAGGTATCCAAGATTTATACTTGTTTTCTTCAATACTTATATCTGGTATAATATTAAAAAATTTTTGCATCATATTAAAACTACCGCAAAAAAGTATGTCACTAGACAAATATTGTAATCTACCATTAGACATTCCCCTCACAAACATAAGTGAATCACAGTACAGAACATCTTGTTCTAATGTCCAATTTTCTAAAATATTAGTGGTTGTTGAGTCTAAATTTTGTACACGTAGACTAGTATCAGGACGTAATAAGATTATTAAATCATATGTTTTGCCGCTTTCTTCTAACATACGGTATAAGTTTTTCCAATGATAGAACATTTTAGCTTGCCGAATTGAAAGAGCTGCAGGGTCGTTACTATCTAAGTCGGTGTTATCTACAAATATTTCTTCTTCATTTTTTATATCACACACACAATTTGGAAGAACGGATTTTATCAAATCCTCTGTTACTTCAAATTGTTTAACATTTTCAGGTACATCTTTTTCTAAAAAATTGTATTTTTGTCTGGATTTTTTCCATGTGGATATGTAGTAATCACAAGACAAATATTCATCTAATTTCCAAGAAGGAATCATAGAATCAAACTCACGAAGCATACCAAAAATTAAAACTGCTGTTTTCATCTATCTATCCTTTTTTTGCAATATAGGTGTAGATGAAGGCCATTCGATATTAAATCGTGGGTCGTTCCACTTAACTACACCGTGTAAATTAGATTCCACATATTCTCCTTCATACATTAAAGTATAATGAAATATGCAGTCTGTTAATGCATAATGTCCGTTAGCAAAACCAGGTGGAACTAATATTTGTTCTCGGTTTTTTTCGGACAGTAAATGACCTTCCCACTTACCATATGTGGGAGAATTTTCTCTGACATCTAATACCACAAGGTAAAGGTCTCCAACCAAGGCTTGCACTAATTTCCAAGTCTTATTATCATAATGAAGACCACGTAAAACACCTTGGTATGATTTAGAAAATCTTGTATGGAAGGATGAGTTTGGCACAATTTTGTTAACACAAGGATGTGTTTCACTTTGAAAGGTAGTAAAGATTTCTCCACGATACTCATAATATACAGAAGGTGTATACACTTCAACTTCTTTACCAAAAGTTTTTAGATAAGATATTTCTGTGTCCTTCCAATTTTTGTCTTTATAACTCATAATAAACCTCACAGTATAAAATATATATAGTATATATACAATTTTAACAGGAGTTATTTTATGTTAGGGATAATAAAGGGATCTGAAAAGTTACCATTTTTTTTATTGGACAAGTTTGTAGATTTAGAACTATTAGATTTATGTCGCCAGGAACTAGAGAATTATGTGGTGCAGCAATCGGAAGGCGCTGAAATTTTTGTTGGTTATAATGGGTCAGATTGGCAGAATCATTCATTTCAACAACGTCAACAAGCTGCCCTGCCAAAAACTGTAAAGTATATTTCTAGCTTCTGTGATTTTTTACCGGAATTCAATATCCGATATGCAGAAAAGGGACAATACTATACAGTGCTACACCAGGATATAGCACCATTTTCGTGCCAACCTCGTTTTGCATTAAAAGATAATTATAAAGAAAATTTGCATAATGGTCTACGAGAAAAAATTAAAGACTCAGAAGATTTTGTTTTAGTATCTAACGTAGGAGATGTAAAGGAAAAATTTCAGGGATTAGATTTTGACCACGAGACATTTTTGAAATCATCTTTAGGCGATGAATATCTATCTGAAATTAAAGGAACATATAAATTACATATGGTTATTTCCAAAGAAAAAACTATGTTTATATATGATAATGTTGAGGATAAAATATATGATATAGATGGTGTAGTTTGTGTATTTAATCCGCGTGATTTTCATGATACTAGATTGGAAAGTTGGGGTATCAGTATACAATTTCCTATGCATACAAAATTTTTAAGGAGTGATATTAAAAAAGAGCTGGACCTTCTATGAATATTGCTGTATGTTTTTCTGGACATATACGAACTGGGGTAAAGGCAAGCAAAAATATTAAACATTTTATAGGTGATTTATTTGATGAATGTGATTTTTTTATTCATTCATGGAATTATGATACACACAAACCAGTATTTGGAAGCACAGAAACATACGAAGAATCAGTTTCCGAAGATAAAATCAATACCTTTTTGGACATATATAAGCCAAAACGCTATATAATAGGTACCGAAAAATTGCTTCCTATGGATTCTATGTTGTTTTCTATGGGAAACAGTTTTAAATTAGCATACAAATATAAACCATATGATGTAATCGTAAAATTGCGCCCTGATGTTCTTTTTGCTAAATCTAGAAAACTTATAGATGAGATAGAGAACTATAAAAAAGATACATCCATATTATATACGGATAATAGCCATCCTTCTAAACTAGATGATGTTTTTTGGTTATTAAACGAGACAAATGCAAAAATATTAGGTGAATGGTTTATCAACACTCGTAATCATACACCAGATTTACTAATAGAGTTTTTACAAAAAAATAACATAAAATTTGATAATACGTATAGAAAACATTTACATTATTGTATATACAGAAGGCAGTCGGAAATTTATGACCCATTAGATGAATTTAGAGAATGTTTTATACATGATGCAAAAGTCCATTCGCCACAAGAGTGGATAAATACAATACTGTCTTGGGATGTGGATTTATTTTCATAAATGGTGGTCTTGACAAAACTTGGTAGTCATATTAGATTCCATAGTAACTCAACAGGAGATACTATGGAATCCATTTTTACGGAACTTGCTTCTACAAGTAGCCGCCTAGAAAAAGAGGCCATTTTAAAGAAACATCTAACCGACTTGACACTCAGGCGGGTACTGTTTCTTGCCCTTGACCCGTACACACAATTCTTTGTTCGTCGCATCATGCCTTACAAAACAGGGGTGCGAAACACTCATTTGACACTTGACCAGGCACTTCATGAACTAGAAAAGCTTTCGTCACGAACACTCACAGGGAATGCCGCCATCCATCATCTACACTGGATTTTGGAGTCTCTTACTGCTGATGATGCCAAGGTGATTGAACGTATCATTGAAAAGGATTTAAAATGTGGTGT